AAATCATCTACACAACACGCACAGGCTTCACGGGCGCTGAAATGGTCACATCATTAGGCGCACTCGATGCGCTTGAGGAGTGGTGTTTTGATAACGAGGAATTGTCGAAAGACGTGTTGAAACTTTCAATTGAATTTGTGAGGGCGGCGCAGTGAGCAACGTAAAGAATATTCCAGTTCAAAAGCAGTTCAAGGCGGAGCAGGAGCTGTTTCAGTCTTTGCAAGACAAGATACATGAGTATGACGGAATTTTGTCTGTCGTTGCCGTGCTTGGTGTGCTTGAGTTGTGCAAGCAGTCTGTGATTGGGGGCGGCAATGAGTGAGCAAACGAAAGTGCTAGCGATGTATTCAGCAAAGCGAAAACTAAAGCACCTTATTGGTCAGCGCTTAACGATTATTAATGATGGTCAAGGCGTGACTTCTGAAATTCTCGAAATGATAAAGGAATCTCACGCAGCAAACTTCAAGGATGAAATAAAGCTAAAATTCCAAGTTGACCACAAAGGCATTTGCACATCCATACACTTATCCGCAGACGATTGGGAAACCTTCGAGGTTATTGGGTTAGAAGATGAGATAAACAAGCTCAATGAGTTTATGAGAAACATAGTTACTTATGGCGCAACGGCTGTCGCATCTATTTGTGCCGCCGTGCTTTTTGTTGTTTTTGTTGTCGTTGCAATCCATCCAATTGCGGAGTTTATTTCATGGCTAGCCCTTTAGATTTGTTCCATAAGTACAAAGAAATCTTTACTTGCGAGTACATACCAAAGGGCAGTCAGTGCAGGGCTTGCAAGAAATGCTTTGACGATTGCAGCAGCTTGGATTTCAGCAAGATGAAGAAGCTGGAGAAAATTGGATCGACTACAATAGTTATTTGCAGCGAGTTTGAGAGAAAATGAACAGACTAGACTATTTTCCACCATTTAAGATTTTTACACTGGTTAAGCACGTGCCTGTAAGGTTGGCAACTAAAACATCGGAGGCGAAATGAAAGAAATTGACTGGGGTTTAAACGATGGCGTCATGGGTATTGAGCAAGATTGGGGATTAGACCCTGATGCTTGAGATTAAACAAATTGACGGTGTAATGCTGATGGCAGACTTTGCAAGCCTTGACCCAGAAAAGCAGGCGCTAGTTAAAAAGCTGCTTGATAAAGTAACTGATGAGGCTAACGCGCAGCAGAAGGAGTTAATCGAGAGATATAGGAATATGCCTGTGTTGTCTTAATATGGTTATCTGATACAATGATTATCAGCAAAAGTCATGATTTGCTACTTATCTTAAAATTCCTTTTCAAAGACCTAAGTTGCCGCTTGGGTCTTTTTTTTATCTAAAATCTGCCGCTTTATAGCGGCTTTTTTATTTGCTATGCTTAGGAAATCAGGTTGTACCTGTTAACCAAAGGATAGTATCCGTGGAAGCTAAAGTAGAAAAAAATAGCCGCAGATATGGCGGTAGACAGAAAGGCACTCCAAACAAAGACAAACAAGAGTTGCTTGCTCTTATCGAGTCAACAGGCTGTAAGCATCCAATCCAAGGGCTTGCTGAGATAGCCAAACAATCACACCAAAACGGCGAGCTTGAGCTTGCAACGACTTGCTACAAAGAGTTGGCGCAGTATGTAGCAGCTAAACGGAAAGCCGTTGAGCATTCAGGCGAGATTGAGCAGAAAGGGCCGCTAGTTGTGGTGCTTGATGGTGAGTCTGTATGAGCCAAATCAAATTAACAAAGCCGCAATCGAAAGTATGGAGGGGTCACACTAGATTTAAAGTTCTAGTTTGTGGCCGCCGATTTCGGTAAAACATTTTTTGCGCTTACTTGGCTTTTGGCTCAGGCGAGCGCTAAGAAAGGCATTTACTACTACATAGCTCCGTCATACGTGGCCGCTAAGTCTATAGCTTGGCGGCTTCTTAAAGAGCTGGCAGATGGTCACTTTAAGATAAAGAACGAGTCAGAGCTTTATGTCGAGTTTGAAAATGGCTCTGTTATCCAGTTGAAGGGCGCAGACAACAGGGACGGCTTGCGCGGCGTTTCTTTATCTGGCGCTGTGCTGGATGAGTTTTGCTTTATGGCTCAAGAGGTGTGGACAGAAGTTATCAGGCCAGCAACATCTGACCAGTTAGCCCCTGTTGTGTTTATCAGCTCGCCGGCAGGATGGAATTGGGGTAAAGAGCTTTACGACTACGCATCATCTGGTCAAGACGAAAACTGGCAGGCATGGACATTCACCACAGCAGACGGCGGAAACGTCAAGCCTGAGGAAATCGAGGCGGCCAAGCGCGAATTGCCAGAGCGCACATTTAGACAAGAATACTTAGCCAGCTTTGAAACCTTATCGAATCGCGTTTACTCCAACTTTGACCGCCAATTAAACGTATCAAGCGAGCTTGCGAGCCTATCTGATGCGGCAGAGTTGCATATAGGCTTAGACTTTAACATTGTGCCAATGAGCGCAACTGTCGGCGTTAAAGTGGCAAATCAGCTACACGTCATCGATGAGATAGTTTTGCCTAACTCCAACACAACGGAGATGAGCCAAGAAATCAAGTTGCGCTATCCAAAGCACAAGATTTACGTCTATCCAGACCCAGCAGGCAAGGCGAGAAAGACCAGTGCGGCAGGTGGTGTTACTGACTTCACGATACTTGAGCAGCACGGATTTTTAGTCGTCTCACCAAACGCGCACCCAGCAGTTGCAGACCGAATCAACGAAGTGCAAGCCATGTTATGTAATACTCTTGGCGAGCGTCGATTGTACGTGCATCCAAAGTGCAAAGAATTGATAAAGTCGCTTGATGGTATGACGTACAAGCAGGGCGCAAGCGTTCCTGATAAAACGTTAGGGCTTGACCATATCACCGACGCGCTAGGCTACAAGATTCACAGCATGTTCCCGTTGGTGCCTTACGGCAGAATCGAAGGCTTTAAAGTTGGTCGATAAGCTGCCATCGAGAGAGGTTTACATCTTGATCAATGGCGAGCTGCATAAACTAACGGTAACGACCATTCGCAAACTTGCAGCAGGTGAGCGATATTCAGGAAACCGTGATAAACTGATACAGATATTAGCAATGGCGCTTAAAAATGAGCTTGATTAACGACCAGCTACAGCATGAGGTTTACATTCAGCGATTCGCCACTGAGTTGCTGAAAAAGGATATTTTTCCTTCGCTTGCTGAGGCTGATAAAGCTATTCGTGCATTGCTTGGCGAGTACGACGAAATCAAGTCACCAGCACAGCTCAACAAAATCACCAAGGCAGTACTTGGCATTGTTGACGACACAGTTGTCAAGGCGTGGGAAGATGCGACGGTTAAACTTAGTGACTTTGCCGTGTACGAATCAGGCTATTATGCTGATTTAGTCGGCGGCTATGCCGATGAAGTGCTAGACCATCCTAGCGCGGATAATATCGCATCTTACATGCGTCAAGCGCTGATGGTATTGGGCGAAGGTGAGCGCGTTAAAGTCGGTGCATGGGCGTACTTTGTGCAGCAAAATACAGATGGATTGGCTGAGCAGTACAACAACCTGGTTAAATCTGGTTATGTCAAAGGCGCGACAATCGGACAGATTAAGAAGTCTATTCAGCAATTTAACGAAGGCTTAGCCAAACAACAAGCCGAAGCATTAGCGCGTACAGGTGCGCAGCATTACGCAAACTCCGCGCGTGAAGCGATGGCGCAGGATAACGCTGACATCATCAAGAAGCGGTATTACTTGTCGGTGCTGGATAATCGCACAACGTTAGGTTGTCGGGCGCTGCATGGCAAGGCGTGGGCTATCGATGATGATAGTTATGTCAGACTTCCTCGTCACATCAACTGCCGCTCAAGTTACGTCTATCTTTTAGACGGCCAAGACAAGCCAGAAGGCCGTCAAGTTGCTATCGGTTCAGGCTCGAAATATCCAACTGACACCGAAACCAAGCCGACATATCAAGGTCGCAAGTCCGGTGAGATATTCGACATTCAGCGAGTAAACGCTGACACCACTCCTGATTCATGGCTAAGAAGTCAATCCGAGGCGTTTGTAATTGACAGCCTTGGAGCAACACGCGCTAAACTGTTTTTGGACGGCGGATTGAAGATAGAACGAATGGCAGACGCCTTCGGTAACCCGTTAACATTGGACGAATTGAAACAACGAGACGCCGAAGCGTTTAGACGCGCAGGCATAGGAGATTAACATATCATGCTTACGGCGAAACTTCATCCTGTTTACCAGCTAACAATCGACGCCATCCAGTCTGTACGCGATGCTGTGGCTGGCTCTACGTTTGTTAAAGACAAGACCACCGATTACCTGCCAAACCCATCCGAGGTTGATACTACGTCGGCGGATTCAAATGCTCGCTATGCGCGTTACGTCCAAGGCGCTGAGTGGGATGCTTATCCAGAGCAGACGCTGCGGTCAATGCTTGGCAAACTGAAAGTTGACTCTGCCGTTGTTGAGATGCCTGATTCAGTCGGCTATCTGGTTGAGGATACAGACGGCGACGGCATGAGCCTTAAGGCTATGATGCAGCAATCAGCAAACGAGGTGATCCAAGTCAAATGGCAGTTGCTTGTCGCTGACTATCAGGGATTAACTGATGTTGCCATCGACTCGCTGTCTGTCGCTGATTTGCAGATGATGAATAACCGCGCAGTGATTAAAGCATACAGCCGAGAAAACGTGGTGTTTTGGCACTTCGCACGAGTCAACGGCAAGCTGCAACTGGCATACATCATGCTTCGTGAGGTCGGTTCAATCTTTGACCAATCCAAGCTCACAGAAACCGAAGTGACTAGCTATCTGGTTTTGGCACTTGACGAAAATGGCGACTACTACCAACTAAAATACGCACAAACCAAAGACGGCGGATTAGTCGAAGGTCAACGCAATTACGTCTCTGTCGGCGGCCAGCCTTTGAAATGGCTACCAATCCAGTTTGCAATGGATGAGCAAGGCGTGACAGGTAACTTACCAAAAGAGCTTGGTTTTCTTGCTCCTATCTGCGAATTGACGTACGCACGCTATCAAATGAGCGCTGAATACAAAGAAGCGATGCGCTGTATGCCGCCTACTCGTGATATTCAGGGCATGACTCCGGCAGCGTTTGACCAATTTAAAGAGATGAACGGGCGCAGCTACTACGCAACAGGAGCTAACGCTGTCAACTTTATGCCAGACGGTGCGTCTACGGCTTTAAACAGCTCTAATATGGAAGTCGCTTTTTATGAGCGCTATTTTGCCGACAATGAAGCAAAGATCCGCAGCCTTGGCGGCGTCATCGTGTCAGACTCAATGAGCGACAAGACAGCAACAGAAGTCACAACCAACGCAGCAGAGCAAAACGCACGGCTTGCAGCGATTGCTGACGGTATCGAAGCGGCGTATAAGCGCATTGTTAGTTACTGCATGATGTTTGAAGGTGCGGCGCAGCAAGATTCGGCTGAACAAGCAATGGAGCAAATCACCATTGAGCTGAGCCGAGACTTTGCATCAAGCAAGATGACCACTGACGAGGTGCGAGCCATTCAAGAATTGGTGTTATCAGGGCTTTATACTAAGCAAATGGCGGTCAAGGCTTTGATTGCTGGCGGCTGGGCGGATGGCGATGCAGATAGCATCCTTGCAGATTTAGAAACAACGGTTTAGAATTTACACAACGCCGAGTTGTACTTGGTCAACATCAATTAAGGATTGTATCCGATGGCACTAACGCAAGAGCAATATGAGCAGTTACCTGACTTCGTGAAGTCTGAGTACGTGCAAAGCGAATCCGGTTATGTAAACGCCGAATCGCTAAAGGTCAGTAAACTGAAATCAAGCCTTGATGGTTTGGACAGTAAGCTGAAAGAGTTTCAAAGCAAAGAAGCTGAGCGAGCGGCAGAAGCTGAACGTGCAGCGCTTGAGAAGCTCAAGAAAGAAGGCAAGGTCGATGAGATTCTAGCCGACGCAGAACGCCGAATCGGTGAGACGCAGAAGCAATATCAAGACCGCATTGAGCGCATGGCAAACCAAATCAAGACCGAAAAGCGTAGCGCTTTGGTGTCAGACTTGGCTGCTGAATTAGCGACTGATGTTGGTGCGCACGCCTTTAAAGCTCTTGTTGCAAGCCGTATTGATGTTGACCCTGAGACAGGCAAAGTAACGTATTTAAACGCTGATGGCAGTGCCTCATCGTTAGATTTTGCAGGATTTAAAGCCGAGTTGTCGAAAGACCCAGTTTTTGCTCCTGTTATTAAGGCGAATATCACCACAACAGGCGGTGGCTTCGCACAAGGCGCACAACAAGGCGGTCGTACCACTTTTGGCGCGGGTAACTTCGCTGGCACTCCTGCTGAACGTCAAGCAGCGATTGCCGCAAAATATAAACTACCATTAAGCTAAGAGGTGCCACATGGCCTTATCACAAATGCAAGTGTTTAACGAATACATCATGCCAGCGACTATCGAAACGCTTGGCCAGATGATTGATAAATTCAACGCAGCGTCAAACAACACAATCCGTTTGTCTACTACTGCGTTTGACGGTGATTTCTTGCAAGAGTCTTTCTTTGCATCAATTCACTCAGCACAACGCCGCGTTGACCGCTATGCCGCTCAAGCTGCTGCATCTGCAACCGACCTGAGCCAATTAAAACTGTCAACAGTTAAAGTTGCTGGCGGTTTCGGCCCAATTCGTTTCGAGCCTTCGCAGTTGACTTGGTTAAACCAGCCAACAGCACGTGGTATCGAAGTAGCAAGCCGCAACTTTGCTGAGGCGTTACTGCGTGACCAGTTAAACACTGCAATCGCTGCTTTATGCGCTGCAATCGGTAACCAAGCCGCTGCAACTAACGACGTATCAGCCCTGACCGCTGGCGCTGGCGCTCTGAACTATGGCGCAATGAACGGCGCTCACGCTAAGTTTGGCGACGCTTCAAGCAACCTGATCGCATCTGTTATGAATGGTCAGGCTTATCACAAGCTGATTGAGAAAAACTTAACCAACACGCCGCAGCTGTTCCAAGCTCAAAACGTGTTAGTTGTTGACGTGTTAGGCAAGCCAGTCGTTGTAACTGACGCTCCTGCCCTGTACGTAGCTGGCACGCCAAACAAACTGCGCGTGTTGTCGCTGGTTGACTCTGCCGCCATCGTTCACGATGCTGGCGACGTTATCAGCAACATTCAAACCAACAACGGCCAAACTCGCATCGAGACAACACTCCAAGTTGATTATGCGTTTGGCTTGGGTCTGAAAGGTTACACTTGGGACGAAACAAACGGCGGCAAGTCACCAACTGACGCTGAGTTAGCTCTGGGTTCGAACTGGGATAAGGTCGCCACTGATATTAAACACACGGCTGGCGTCATCACGATTGCTGATGCGGCTCAGTAATAACTAGACAAGGCGGCTTCGGTCGCCTTTCTTTTTGAGGTTGTTATGGAAAAGAAATTTGTTTATCTGCCTATGCCTGTTTCGTTTGAGATAAAGCGCGAATGGAACCGCAAAGGCTATAAAGTGGCCGACCTAGCAACGATGCCAGAAGGCTACGAAAACCCAGCAGACGAAAAACCGAAACCTAAGCAGCAAAGGGAAGCTAAAAATGCCTAAGCAAAAAACGCCAGTAACCAGCAAGTCTCCGAGCAAAACGCCGAAGAAAAAGTAACTGGTCAGAGTTGTATGAATCGCCTTAATAGTTCACGCTGTTAAGGCGTTTTCATTTGGAGGGTTGAAAGATGGATAGTAACTTAGCAGTTTTCTTGGTGCTGATTGTTTATTGGCTTATCTCTGACAGAGCGTTGAGCCTTTGTCTATTGGTGATTTGGTACTATGGCGCGTATCTTCTGACAGAGATAACAGACCTGCAAGGCGTGTTTCAAACAGACCTTTATTCTTCTGTTGGCATATACGCGGTACAGATGAGCTTGGACTGCATGGCAATCGTTAGTATTGTCGCTTTATCAATTATTTATCAAAAGAATATCAAGATTTTTGTACTGTATGGAGCGATTATTGCGACAAGTTTGCTGTTGAATGGTTTAATGATTTACGACCAACTGCTAGACTTATCAGTAATTTACCATCTACATGCGATTCGTCAGGAATTGTCGATTCCGCTGGACGTGTTGTTCGCTGTGCTAGGGAGTGCGCGGAATGTTAGACGATGCCATCTGGATAATTTGCGTACTTGTGACGGTTCAATCTATAATCGTGCTATTACTGGTTTTAAACTTTTGGACGATTAAACATGACCGACGAATTGAGCAGACTGAAAGAAAAGGTGGACAGTCACGAGCGAGAGATTGCAGCAATCCAGAGTTCGACGCGCGAAATGATAGACGGCCAGAAGTCGCTAACGAAATCACTGCAAGAATTGACGCTTGATTTGCGCCAATACATCACCAAGCACGATTACGTAGCCAATCAAAACCAAGAGCTAATGAAGGATGTTCGCGCACTCCGAGAAAAGGCAGCAGAGAATCAGCCAGTGATTGATTCAATCCGCCAGATTGCCAATAAGATGTTCTGGCTGTTCCTGTCTTCACTTCTGACGCCTGCTGGTTTAGCTGCTTTATACTTCGCTGCACAAGGCGGTAAATAATGGCATACATCACAACCGAATACCTTCAAACCTACTGCGCAGAGAGAAACATCGACCTTTGCAGTTATGATCCAGCACAGATTGACGCCTCGGTCATTCTTGCGGCTGACTTTTTCGATATTTACTACAACTTCGCGCCAGCCTTATCTACTTACTCGCCATTGCCAGATATGCTTAAACGCGCAAGCGCCGAGGCTGCGGTCATGGCGTTGCGTGGTCAGCTATTCGTTGATGCGTCCAATTATGTCAACGGAATCATTGAATCAGAAAGCAAGTCCCTTGATGGCGTAGGCTCAAAAACTGTTACTTACGCAGCAGGCAGCGCATCAACTTACAAGCGCTCAACGCCGACGATTGACGCTCTTGTGCGCCCATACCTTGCGCAGGTGCGCGGAGTTTATCGAGCATGACAACAACGCGCCAAGAATTCAAAGACTTAGCGAATGAGTTGGTAAACGATGAGTTTGCCGACTTTCGGCGTTTATTGACCATCACGGAAGGCGGAACTTATAACCCGACGACGGAAACGGTTACAGGCGCAACGGAGACGAGTTATCAGGCAATCCGGCAAAAGCTTACTTATCGTGAGTATCAATTGCAGTCTATCCAAGTAACCGACTTCGCGGTTGTCTACACATCGACGGTAAAGCCGCCAGTGAGTGCTACAGCGGAGTTTGACGGCTTACCTTGTCAGATTGTCAGTTCTGATTTTGATGGCGCCGATGCGACTGTACGCTTAATCCTGAGGGCCTTGTAATGGCTTACGCAGATGGCTTATCAATCAAAGTTGAATTAACCGAATTCACAGCGCAGGAAATCCGCCAGCTTGGGATTATTGCCGACCAGCGGATTGTGCAGGCATCGCCTGTTGACACTGGGCTATTCAAAAACAACTGGTTAATGTCAATTGGCAGCCCGACGCTAGATACAGTCGAAGAAGAAGATAAAAGCGGCAGCAAGGCAATCGAGCGAGCTAAAGAAGTTGTTTTATCCTATCCCTTGGATTCGCTGCCTGACTTGTGGCTTGTCAATAACCTGCCTTACGCTGCGCGTCTCAACAATGGCTGGTCACAGCAGCAGGAAAACCCAAAATTTGTAGAGCGAGAACTCGAACAGGCGGTAGCTTATGGCAGATAAACGAATCAGCGTTGCAGTGCAAAACATCGTTGCACGCATGAGTGCAAACAAACCAGCGGCACTAACTGGCGGAGTTTACTATCCAAACCAAGCAGGATGGACGCAGCCAGCAAACAAACCATGGGCGCGTATTACTGTTGTGCCAACTGTATCGACTAACGTTGCTGTGGGTGGCGGCTCTGAATGGGTGCGCCGAAACATGCTGATTGTTGTTGATGTTTTCACGCCGAAAGATTCAGGTATCAATCAAAACCTTGCCATCTGTGAATCCATCTCTGATTTGTTTGAAAACACAGAATTCGGCAATGTAAAGACATTCGAGGCGAATACCGCTAAAATTGAAGATGACCCATGGCTGGGTTATCAAGTCACCATAAATTCTTATTGCGAGGGGTACTAAAATGCCGTCAACAGTTTCAGACCGTCAGTTAGTTGGCGGTGATTTTAAAGTTTACCTGTCTCCACAGACAGCAAAAGGCGCGATTAACGCTAGCCCTGTGTTCCAAGCGTTTCGCCGTACATCTGGCCGCGTCAAAAAGAGCTTGAGCTATACGCAAAGCTCGGAGGTGTCGCTGGATTTTAACGCGGTTAAGCAGATTCAAGACACTGTCGAAGTAATGGCAGAGGTTGAAACCGAAGCAACCAAGCAGACTATCAACCTTTTGGTATCTGCAATTCATGGCAACGAATCGATTTACTCGCAAACAGCGACAACCATTAGCGCCACAGCAACAGGCTTCCAAGCGTCAAGCGGTACGCCTTTCGCGTCGGTCAACGTTGGTGATTATGTGTTTGTCACGGGCTTTGCTAATGCGCTGTTAAACCGCTCGTATCGCGTCACAGCGAAGGCAAGCGGCTCAGACATTACTACGTCACCAGCCCCAGCAGTTACCGCAGCGGCAGGCGCGTCGGTTACGTTTAAATGCAATCGCACGATTAACGCCAACACTCCAACATATTACACCGGACAAAACCGTGTCATTGACGGCTCAGCAGTTGGTGGCGTTGATTACTTCACGCCGTATGACGGTATCATCAACAGCCAATCAGTAGCCATTGGCGAAACTGGCATTTTGACCAGCACAGTATCTATGATGTTTGAGCGTGATTCTGTCAACAATGCAGCAATCTCAGGTCAAACCGATTCAGCAGAATTGACCGACAATCCATTGTCAGCGGTGCAAAATATCGGCAACTGGTACTTCGGCGGTACGACCGCTTTATGTGTCTTGAAGTCAGCAACACTCAACATCAACAACAACTACCAAAAAGACGACGCAGCAGGCTGCGTTAGCCGTTATGGTCGCGGTCAGTTTGATGTGACGTTAGAGGGTGTAAGCCGCTCAAGCATTGCCGATTCTATGAATGTGCGCGATATTTTCTACGCAGGCACTCGTACAGCCTTTGGTGTTGAGTTCGACCATGGCGGCGGCGATAAAACCGTTATCTACATTCCGCAGGCTGTTTTGACTGCTTGGGACATGGAGGACGGCAATAACGTAATCAGCAACGACTCATTCAGCATGGCGGCTGAAAAGTCTAGCTTGGGCTATACAATCGCGGTCTTTCGCAATTGGCAATAATCGCCAAAACAGAATAAACTAAGGCTCTACGGAGCCTTTTTTATTGGAGCAAGAGAGTGAAATTATCAGAATACCAAGAGAGCCAGCAGCTACAGAAAGACGGTGCACCAATTCCGGTTGGTGACGCTATTTTCTACATTCGGCGTCAAGGCACGAAAGAAAGCAAGGAGTTGATCCGACGATTGCAAATGGAGCTATTCGGACCATTCCACGCGATGCAAGAAGAGGATGACATACTTTTGCGCGCGCATTGGTTAGTTGAATACGGTTGTGCGTCATGGTCAGGTGTTTATAACGAAGATGATTCACCCCTTGAATACTCACAGCAAGCCGCTCGCAAGGTGTTTTTAAATCCAGAATATCATCTGTCGCTCAATGCAATCCTATGGATGGCTGCTCACCACTTTGAAAACTACTTGCACGAAGAAGCTACCGAGGACTTGGAAGCAATCAAAAAAAAGTAGCAAGCGACTTTAAAGGTCGCAATCTTCAAGATGATTACAAAGCTGCACTTGCGCTAGATAAAGTGCTTGGAAGCAATCACGCCGCAGAGGTATTGAAGGAGCTAAACGCCATCAAGCTGACACCAAGACAGCAGATGCTTTTAAGTCGGTTCTATGATGCTTTGAGAGAGGCCAAACCGGATTGCAGAATAGACTATGCTACACTTGAGCGAATAGCAGCGCATACGGCTTACGAATCTGATTTAGCTATCGGCATCTGGCAGCAGCTGGATGACTACCTCGTAACGCTCAGGAATGATAAACTTAGGCAAGACTTGGAAAAGCAAAAGGCTAAGCGATGACCGATAAAATAATCAGAGTAAAAATCGAGGCTGGCGACTCAGCGCAGCAGATAAACCAGCTTGATAGCTCAATGGTCAAACTTGGCGCATCTGCTGACAAAACAACAAACGAAGTAACCGGATTAAATACCGAGCTTACCAAAACAGCCGCAGGCGTTAAAACAGCAATCAGCGGAACTAATGACGCGCTTGGCTCATTCGGTCGCTCAGCAGGTCAGGCTGGCGTTCAAATCCAGCAATTTGTCGGGCAAGTTCAGGGCGGCGTATCGCCATTGGTGGCGCTATCACAGCAAGCGACAGACTTAGGTTATGTTTTAGGGTTCCCGTTGCTTGGTGCTGTAGTTGGTATCGCTGCGGCGCTTGGTGGTCCGTTAGTATCAGCGTTTATCGATTCAACAGATAAGGCAGAAGAATTCAAAAACAAACTGAAAGAAATTAAAGACGTTCAAGACGATTTGAAGGGCGTTAATCTGTCGATTGAAATCAGTAAGCTGAACACTGAATACGACAAGCAAACAGCCTTGATAGCTCAGCTTAAGAAAGAAAGTGAGCAATATCAGGAGCTGGTCAAACGCGGCGGAAGCTCTGCAGAGGCTTATGCTTTCCAGCTTGAGCGCGTCAACGGTGCGATGGCTGCAGCTAGAGAAAAACAGGCGGAACTTGCCAAGCAGCAAGAGGAGCTGACGGCAGCCAGTCTTGACAACACCGCCAAGACAGCAGAGCAAGATGAGCGCATTCAGAGTTTCAACACAACGCTTGCTCTGCAGAAAATAAGATTAGAAGAAGGCGAGCTTGCAGCTAGGTTGTATGCGGCTGCACAGCTTACCGGAGCAAATTCAGTCGCAGAGCTTGACGCCAACACGCGACAACAAATAACAACAATCTACGAGCTAGAGCAAGCACAAAAAGCACAAAAGGCAGCGTCAGAAGAATTGCAGCGCCAAGTTGAAAACGAGCTGCGCCAAGAAGTTGAGCTTGCAAAGCAGGAGCAAGAAAAAGAACGCCGCGCAGAGCGTGAGCGCCAGCGCATCAACGAGCGCATTGCTAATATGCAACTTGAGGCGCAGACGATGGCGTCACAAAACGAACTCATGCGAGCCGTCAGGAGTGAGATGTTTACCGCAGAAGCAGCTGACCTTGCAGCGCAAACAGCTTCGAGAATTCTTGCTGCGACAAGTGAATTTGAACAGCTCATGTCAATTAAAGGTTTGCAAGACCAGCAGCGCATAGATGCTGAAATTGCATTCCGAGAACAACTAAAGGCAATTGATGAGCAATATGCTTTAGGTCAGCAGCAGATTGACGAGGGGCGCTATCAAACCAGCTCGGAAATATCAGCGCGCATCCGAGATGCAAACCTGCAATCTTTCGCATCCGGCGTTTCAATTCTTGAGACGTTTTTAGGTCGAAGTAATGCCATTGTCAAAGCTGCGCGAATTGCCATGGGTGCGTATCAAGCGTTTAGCATCTACGCATCAAGCCAAGCTGCCGCAGCGGCTGCACTTGCTCCACCGCCTATTGGCCTTGGTCCGATAGCTGGCGCTGGCTTGGCTGGCGCAATATCAACGGCTGGCAAAGTGTCGGCTGCATCCGTTTTAGCTGCTTCGGTCGCTGGCGCATTCCAAGGTGGTGGCGGTAGCAGTTTCGCGTCTGCTGCTGGCGGCTCAGCATCAACCACAACGATACCAACAGCGCCTCAATCAGCGCCGATGGTTGGTTCAATCGAAATCCTTGGTCTAACCGAATTAAAAGACGAGCTACGTAACCAAGACGGCATGGTTAGCACTCGTTTTGTTGCGTCAATCCTTGATAAGATAGAGGACGCCAACCGCTTACGAGGTAACGCATAAATGGAAACCGGACACATATTAGTAGCAGGCTCAGCATTAACGAGCGGAGGCGTAAACACGAAATCAACCTTTATCCTTTATCAAAACGCCATGAGCGGAGCTACAGTCACAAGCGGCGGCGATGTTGGCCGTTTATGCGATTGGATGACAAACGTTTTTTATACCGCGTCCGCAGGCACTACAAACATCGATTTGACCATTGCAGAGCAAGGCGTTAATTGTGTCGGTCTTGCTGGCGTCAATTGGTTGTCTGGTGGCGTATCAGCGAAGTTCTACACTTGGAACGGCTCAAGCTACGTGCTGCAATGCGACTTAAACGGCAGCGAGGACGGCCAGCCAGTTATGCGCGTATTTCAGACCGTCTACACAACCAAGGTTAGAATCCAATTCACTTCGGCTGCTGCATTGTATGTTGGCGAGGCTGCTTTCGGATTAGCGATGCAAATGCCTTCTTTACCTGCTGTTGGTTTGCAGCCTGCCGAATGGTCTGATGAAGATGATGTAACGGTTAGCCAAACCGAAGGCTTGAACTTTGGGGCGTCAACGTATCAGCGCAAAGGCAGCGAGCAAGTTATGCAGTTTAACTACATCAAACCGGATTTTATGGACGGTCAGTTTAAACAGTTTCGCAAGATTGCCAAAGGTCGCCCTGTGTGGTGCGGATGGAATCAAACCGACCGCCTATCAAGCGTGATATTCGGTTATTGGTCGGCGTCAAAGCCTAAATTCGACAGCGCATACTTTACTTCTGTGCAATTAACAATCAAAGGTGTTGTATGACATTTGACGCGATTAAAGCACAATCACAACGCGAAGCCTGCACCATCTTTGAGATTGACTTGGACATTAACGACCCATCGCTTGATGCAGAGTTTGCGCAAGACCCATCGAGCTATGGAACGCCAAGAACTACTGATGACATTCGAGCGTACAAGGAAGGCGAATTCCGCACTTATCGCTACTCAAGCGCCTACATTGCCAATTTGGATTGCTTTCCTAATCTGACAAGCGCAAAGAGCCAGCCACCCAAAGCAAACCCGTCAATAGACATTGGTTTTCGCGCGTCTGCTTCTGTCAGCCTGAAAGACTTTGTGTCTACTGATGCTTTCGAGCTGCAAGGGCTGTATGCAAACCGCCGCGTGACTGGCTCGCACTTTGCTAAGCTGTTTGCTCGCAACTTTATGAAAAACCGACCAGCTAGAATCCGTCGCGGCTATCTAGTCAACGGCGTTTATGATGCAGCCAATTTTCAAACAGAGCATTACATCATCGACGAATTCCAAGGTGTTTCGCTGAATGGTGACGTGTCGTTTAACCTGATTGACGTTTTAGCATTAACAAATGGCATCAACGCAAAAGCGCCTGAAACGTCGAATGCCACACTTAACGCCCAAATTGTTGATGCAAGCACAAGCGCAACAATTAACCTTGAGTCAGGTTTAACGGCTGCCGAAATAACCGCTAAATTCGGCGCTAATGGCTTTGTTGGTTACATGGCAATCGATAGCGAGTACATCAAGTACACTGTCACAAGCGCTACAGGTGTAGCCCCTGTCGTTGTATCACTCACAGCTAGAGCGCAGTTTGGTACAGTCAAAGCTGACCACGCGGTAAACGCAACCGTCCAGCGCTGCATTGCTTATCCGACAGACACCAACATCATCGACATAATTGATGATTTAATCCGCAACTACACCGACATTGACGAAACCTACATCCCGTCGAGCGAGTGGGCTGCGCTAAAAGCTGGCGAGCTGGCAAACTTTGGCTTAATCAACATCATCGCCAAAGAAACCGAAATCAAAAAGATGCTCAATGAGCTGATCCAAATCGGCGGCTTGACCATGTATGTTGATGTTGTTGAGCGGAAAATCAAAATATCAGCCACGCCTAACTTTGATGCTCCGGTTATCACGTTTAACCAAGTCGAGCATTTAGAGCTTGATACGCTCAAAATCAGCAACAAGTTTGACAAGCTAGTTACTCGCCAATTAGTGTCTTGGGCACCTTTGGACTACTCGAAAGACGAGCAAGCTAACTACTCAAAGACATTCCGAGTGGCTGCCATCATCGAGGAAGATAAATCACGCTTAGGCACCAAAAATGCAGGGAAAGATGTTGTTAGCCGATGGCTACCTAATACGCCAAACGGCAACCAAATCGCCGCAGGTATCGCACAGCGCAACGTATCTCGGTTTAGCCAGATTCCGGTTGAGGTCAGCTTTGAGGTCGATTCCAAGTACATCGGAAACATCGCAAGCGGCAGAATGTGGCTTGGCTCAGTCTTTGCCATCGAGACTATCAACAAAGTTTACTGTAACGGTGCATTCCAGCCTGAGATTCTGACGTGTCAGTGTACGAGCGTTGTCGCTGCAAATAAGCCTGATAAATGGCGCGTTACTGGAATTTCATATAAAGCAAACGTACCGCCAAACGCTGACTTTTATATCGAGGCTGGCGAGTATTACAACTACATTCTTTCTGATAACTTTAGTTTTACTGAGGCAAAAGAATATATCGTTGTTATCAACACAGGCGCTACTTTTGGTTCAACATCGACGGCGTGGGCGGCATTCCGTCAAGGCACTTTTCCGGATGGCGCTACACTCAAGCTAATCAACCAAGGCCAGCTAATCGGTCGCGGAGGAAATGGCGGTCAAGGCGCTTCGCCTGAATGGGATGGTGAATCTGGCACCTGCACCTTGATGACTGGCGATACTGGCGAGCTTGGCGGAGCTGCCTTGTCGCTGTCTACAGATTGCAAGATTGATAACACATTCGGCTTAATCGCGTCGGGCGGTAATGGCGGGCAAGGCGGTCTAGGTCGCTGTGCTGGAGCTATTACGTATGCAGGCGGCGGTGGTGGCGGTGGTCAGGGCTTGGTTGGTGGCAGCGGTGGCGCGGCTGGCTCAGGCGTTAGAGCTGCACAGGCTGGCGCTAATGGCACCAAAAACTATGGCGGCATTGGCGGCGCTAACTACGATTCAACATGGTTTGGTGAAAACGGCGGCGAGCTTGGCGGCTATCAGGCTATCCTGAAAAACGGGAAAACGCTGGTTATCACTGGTGGAAATAACACAACACAGATACGCGGCACGATTGTTTAGTGCTATTATTTAGTGATTCGATTACGAGGGATTATCAATGCAGCGCTACAACGGTCAGCTTTTAAATCAATTTCCAAACACAGTCACAGGCATTAGCGCTGCTGGCGCTCAAATCACTGTCAGAGTTAAGTCAACAGGTGCGCTTGCTACGCTATACGCCGAAAACTCAACGAGCGGCGCGACGCTGTCAAATCCGCTAACAGCGGACGGAAAAGGATACTATGGGTTCTACGCACCGGATGGAGTCTACACATTGGACGTGAGTCTATCCGGTACGCCTCAGCTTGAAATCCAGCTTCAAGACGTTGCAAGCCTACAATCTCAGTTTAATAACGCAGTGTCGAATGCTGGCTACATTCCTGTCGGCACGTTTTCTGCTGGGTGTACTGTTTCGCAAGCAAACGGCGTTGTGTCTGACGGCGTTTCATACTGGCGCTGGGATGGCTCATTGCCAAAGACCGTGACAGCCGGCAGCGCTCCTGTACCAACTGGTGTTGGCGGATGGGTTTTGACTGGTGGCGCAGCCGGAGTCTATGAGTTTGAGGCTCAATTGGCTGCGATAGGCTCAACAAAAGTGATCTCAGGCATCGCTGCAAAAGACTACGCCAGAAAATACTACGAATTTACCAGCGTAAAAGATTTTGGCGCTGTTGGTGATGGCGTTGCAGATGATACTGCAGCAATTCAGGCGGTGCTTAATTCAGGTAAATTCTATATCTTCTTCCCTGTTGGAACGTATCGAATCACAGCGAGTCTTATCGTTTCATCCAATACAACAATTTACGGCGCTGGCGCTGCAAGCATCGTTAAAGCAGATGCTGATGGCGTGGACGTGTTTACGACAAGCACAGGCACGGCGAAGTCAAACATTGAGATTTCAAACCTGCTTATTGATGGCGGCGGTCAGACAACGAATATTTATACTGGTCGTAAACTTTGCCGAGGCATTTACGCAACAAACATTTCAAACCTGAGGATTAATGATGTAACAATTCGCAAGATGGGTGTTGTCAATCAGTCAAACCCGCAAAACGACGCAACAACTGGCGGCTATGGTATTTTCATCACATCTCGATTCGGCACTGCAACCAACGTTCGCATTTCTGGCTGTACGGTGCAGCAAATCGCAGGCGGCGGAGTTCAGTATGGCGACGGAATTAACGTAGATGCTCACGAATCGTTTGTTGGCGCGTCGTTTATGGATGTGGTTATTAGCGACTGTTATGTGACAACCGTTGGCCGTCATTGCTACACTGTCGGCGGCGGCGTAGGTGAATCAATCCCATCAGGCGTTAAAATCATTAACTGTTACGGCGAAAAGTCGGCCTGTGACTTCTTGGATATTGAAGAAGGTTATGATGTTTTGGTTGACGGCTGCACTGTCGCGAAATGTGGTAACGACCAAACATACTACAATCCGGTTGCGGCTTTCGGTGTCAACTATCGACTGCTTGCAGGTATCGCAACAGGCACAGATTCAAAACGAATTGTTATAAGCAACACGACATTTCGAGAGTGTTATTTCGGCGTGACCTATGGCGCAACGGATGTTTTGCTTATTAGTAACTGCACATTTGAGTCGAGCGCAAAATCAGACATTACTCAAGGCTTATCTACTGGAGCCACTGGGTTTAGAATTTCCAACTGCGTTTTCAGAACGACTGGAAAACCTGTTATCGGCTATTACAACATCACAGCAGAGGGAGGGCTTACTGTTTCTGGTTGCGACTTCCATTCATCGCTAGAGATTTATGGCAGCCGTGGCGGCACTTTTGACAGCAACACGTATCGAGCAGGCTTTGCGTTTAAAGGCGGCTCAGGTGATAACGCCAGAAACAGAATTACAAGCTGCACGTTCTTGGATTACGCCGGCTCAGGCGTTACAACTGAAAACGGTCAGGTTCATCCAGATAACATTATCGAGTCGTGCGAGTTTTACGGCTCTGGGAATATGACCAATGGGGTTGATATTGCGTTTAACTCGATGCGCAGAACTCAAATCAACGGCAACATTTTTAGAGGTCTTACCGGAGCCGGTGTAAAAGTCAACTTCGGGAATGGGCAGCACTTTTTCGACGCGCGCGGAAACAGCTTTGTAAACTGCGCAGATGGCGTTTTGGTGCAGCAATCAATCAGAGACTGCATTATATCTGGAAATACTTTTAGCAACATCACAGGCTGGTGTATTCGAATATTTGATATTAATGCTGGCGAGCCAATGCCGCTTGGTCCAGTAATTCAAGGTAATATTGCATCCGAAAGCTGTGTCAACGGTTTGCAGATTGCTTTGGCTGGTGGCTCATACGACTACACTATGGTAACTGGCAATAATATGCACAACTGCTCTGGCACAAAATGGAGCTTGGCGGCAGGCAACGCCAACGGCGTGGTGGCAAATAACATAACTACATAGGTGATTAATGCTTAATATCAAACGCTGGTATCACAAAGACTGCACGCTAGGGAGGCTGTCTGTCGGCAGCTTCCAATGTTTTACTCTCGAATTGCCGTGGCTAGAGAATCAGCGCGGCGTTTCGTGTATTCCTCGCGGCAAGTACAAAGCGTTTAAGCGCAACAGCCCGAAAAATGGCTTGGTTGTAGAGTTTCGTAACGTGCCTGACCGCTCGAACATTCAGATTCACTCTGGCAACTATACGCGCCAGATTGAAGGCTGTATTTTAGTTGGTAGCTCAATTGCGTTTCTTGATGGCGATTCTGTGCCGGATGTTGCTAACTCAAAAGAAACGCTGACTAAGTTGCTGGCTTTATTGCCGGATGAATTTGAGGTATCGATAGAATGAGCCTATTAGACAAGCTAACCGAATTTGTGGGTGGTGGATTATTTAAAGAAGCCAAGGAGTTAATCCAATCCTATTGGCCGCCAGAACTATCGCCAGAAAAACGCGCAGAGCTTGAGCAAAAGCTGCTTGAGCTTGAAAGTCAGAAGGAAATCCGACTGGCAGAGTTGGCGCAAGACGAATTCAAGACCGAAGCTGATGATAAGAAAAACGCACGCAGCGAACATAAGCTGTCTTCTATGCCTGCTTTGCTGTCGATGCTACTTACGTGCTTCATCGCTGGCATTGTTTGGCTACTGTTTTACGTCACAATGCCAGAGGGTAGTAAAGAGGTTTTATTTATGCTCTTGGGTATCGTGGTTAAAGAATGGGGCGGCGCGATGCAATACTGGTTTGGCACGACACGCGGCAGTGAGGAAAAGACGAGGCTACTGAACAAATGAAAGTAATCTTCGGGCGAAACAACCTGCCGTTTTCGTGGCTTATCCGCGCCTTTACATGGTCGCGCTGGAGTCATTGCGGAATTCTTGACGGTGATTTAGTCATCGAAGCAACGGCAACACATGGCGTTGTAGTCACTCCATTGCATGAGTTTATCAAGCGCTACAACCGCTATTCGATAGCCGACATGCTAGTTGCAGATGATGAGCAAGCGCTGCGCCGCGCATATGCTCAAGTTGGCAAGGGTTACGACTTTTCAGCCATCTTTGGTATACTGTTTCGCAGTGGTTGGAATAATGATTCAAAGTGGTTTTGCAGCGAGCTAGTAGCACATGCCGCAGATACATACCGCGCCGACCGAGTGAGCAGGATAACGCCAGAAACGATATGGAGTAATACTAAATGACATTGCAGCAAGAGTTAGCTAAACCAGAATATCAAGCGTTATCGAATCCTGAGCGGCTTGCTTTGCTCAAGTCAAAATCAGAGCGCGTTGTGGGCAAAATCGCTTATGGCAACACGCTGCATTTAGTCTCTATGCTTGCTCGTGGATTGCGCAAAAGAATTGATACGTGTTTGAATCCTGACTTGAAATACGCATGGAGCGAGGCTTTGCAGCCGGCCTATCTATCCTCTCCATCCTACAGCATCAACGTGGCGCTGCCTGAAATCCGCACCATGTTAGACAGTGGCAAAGCGGCAGGCGTCTGCACTCAAGCCGAGTACGATTTTATCATTGAATTGGCAAGCTACGACAAGCCGTTATTTCCTGATGTAACACTGCATGACGTCATTGCAATCTGCAACCCTGAGCTAATCGACGGCGCTTGGCACGAATTAGGCGAAGTGTCAGCGCGTCAGCTAATCATCAAGCTCAAATCCAAAGCGCCAGAGCAAACGCACATTTTAGTGCAAAGTCGCGATGTGTTTGATGATGGCGCTTATGGTGATTGGCGACACAATACGGCATGTTATCTTGAGCACGCCGGCGTCTATCGGTGCGATATTCGCAATGAGTCTCGCCAAGAGGTGCGGTGGTCTTGTGCTTATGCCTTAGATGTTGAGGTTAGTTGATGCCTTATTATCTAAAATTTCCAGCGGACACAGGTACAGAAGCCGGAAACAATAAACTGATCCAACTATCAGGAATTGCCACTACTGGGAACGTAAATATTGCGTTTGAGTTTGCTGAGAATGTTACTGATCCCACTACAACAGCTAGTAAGTCGGCATACCTGTACGACGGGCGCAGGCAGCTAAACAGCGTGACGCTCGGCTCTGGTGGTTATTTTCTTGAAAGCAACAATGCAATTACGCAGCTTAGTACATCAAACTACCAGCTAAACGGCTCAGCATCGACAAATACGGGCTGGAGAACAGCTCTTGCGAATGACATTTACTCTTTCGATTCTGGCGTGCAATCTGACGGCGTTATTGCCGTTGGTGCTAGATATAATCAGATAGCGAGCTTTCCACTTTTAGCTTTGAAGTCGATAATAATCACAGACAGCGCAGGCGCTCACGTTGTCGATATGTCATCAAGTGGCGGCACGTCAAACACGTTCACGTCAACAGATGGAGTTATAACGCTTGCGCTGTTTGGTTTTACTGGCACGAGCCACTGGATTTTCTACAGCAGCGGTGCGTCAAACTATGCCGACACGCTGCTTGCTGGCAGTTACGCGCACAGCGGCAGCTTGTTAAATTCGTCGGTTGGTTATTCGTCGGAGTTGCAGGCTGGTGCATTTACTCACAGCGGCAGCGTTTTAAGCTCAGTAACAGCTAGAAGCTCGACATTACAGGCTGGCTCTTATGGTCACTCAGGCTCTGCGCTTGGCTCTGCCGTAGGATATTCGTCAACCCTTCAAAGCGGCGCGTTTAGCTATAGCGGAAGCGAGCTGCAATCCATTATCTCGAATGGTGCGCAGAATTATTCAGATACGCTGCTTGGCGGGTCGTTTTCTCATGCTGGTTCAGCGCTTCAATCCGTCATTGCTCGCAACAGTACGCTTCTGGCTGGCTCGTATTCGCACGCAGGCTCAAACCTAAGTGCAAGCCTTGCGTTTTATTCAACGCTCAATGGTGGCTCATACAGCCACTTTGGCAGCATGTTGCAGTCAACTGTCAGCGGTCAAGTGACAGTATCGATTGAAGGTTATACAATTACATTCGCGGCTGATGATGTTTCAGCCGCATTTGCTGCCGATATGGTAGGCGGCTCGTATCAATCCGACTATATAGAGGCAATTAAATGGCTAATTTAACCTACGTAAAATTCCAGAATTTCATCGAAGCTGTTTTTGAGAAGAAGCACAATCTAGCGTCAGATGTGTTGAAGATTTACCTGTCAAACACAGCACCCAACGCAGCAACAAACGCAGTTAAAGCTGACTTGGCAGAAATCGCAGGTGGCAATGGCTACACTGCTGGCGGCTATACTGTAACCGTCACATCATCAAGTCAGACGGGCGGTAACTATGCGCTTGCTGTTTCTGGCAGTGTTACCATTACGGCGACTGGCGCTGTCGGCCCGTTCCGCTATGTTGTGCTGTTCAACGATACTGCGACAAATAAAGAGCTTATTGCATACTGGGATATTGGTTCAGCTATTACGCTAAGCAGCGGCGATTCATATACAGCAACTTACGCAGCCAACTTAATCACAGCGAGCTAATTATGCAAAACGTTATTGTAAAAGGTCGAGACAATCCGGTGATAATGACATTTACATTTACCGGAAACTTTGCGGCTCAAGGATTAAACAACTTTTCATCGATTACTGTTGACGTTGGAACTGAGACCTACAGCACAGCAAACAAGGTTACAATCGTCGATAAGCACACGCTGTCGCTCAATATTGGCTCAGTCACTGCGCTTGCTGATGGTAACTACAACCCTGAGATTATTGGCTTTTCTGCGACATATCCAAACGGCTATTTGCTTAACGGATGCAAGAAAAAGGTCATTGATAAGTTTGTAACGGTGACAAGTTGCTGATATAGTTAAACGGTAACTCCCCAACCGTTACAACTTCACTCTCCTGTTTTAGCCGCCTAACCAGCGGCTTTTTTATTTCTGCGGTCTTTCTCAATGTCGTTTCTATCCAAAACGCCAGATATGCAGCGAATGCTTGTACCGTATTTGCTTGCAATCTCAGCGTATGTTTTGCCTGAAAACATATATTCTTGAATTATCTCGTACTCGTCGCGCTTTGATAGTTTTCCTCTACCGTTTGGCTTTCTACGCTTTATGCCGAATTGCTCAGCTATTTTCATTGGTGCGGTCTGGTCAACGCCAAATTGAAAAGCTATCACGCTCACCTTGTCACCAGATTTATAAGCATCTGCAATAGCCGCCTTTTCTGACTCCGAAAGCAGCTTGTTCCGCCTTTCAACGGCGCTGCGCTTAAGAGACTCGTTAATTACTGAGATACTGACGCCGATCGAATGCTGAATGTCTCTCACCTTATCGCCGCGCTTGTATGCCTCAGCAATAAGCTGGTCGCGCTTTAGCATCTTTTGTTTGCATGAAAGACCAATGGCGTCTGCAATTTTCCTGACGGTGTTTCTATGCACGCCAACCTTGCTTGCCGCCTCACAAACTCCGACACCTCTCCTTATTAGGTTTTCTATCTTGCGCCTTGTTTTCAAGTCAATCACTCTTAATACTCCGTAAATACTTGGCTGTATGCCGCATGTACATCGTGCCATTAGGAGTCAACCATCCAGCTCCATAGCTCGATGCCGTGATAACTTCGCCAGTCGCTTTGACTCGAATCCTGACCAGATGCGGCGGCTTAGGTGATGGCTTTCCTAAGCTATATGCTTGCCATTGATGATATTGCATTAAACGCTCTCCATATTACGTAACACGCAAATTCAAACAAGATGCACAGCGCTATCACTAACGCTGTGCGGATGATTATGCGGTTCATCTGAGCCACCAAACATCGCCGTTAATCGCCATGGTTATCAGAGCGGTTACGCCAAAACCCATAAGCATGCCGGATAGCCACAGAATCATTCCGCACCGCCTTGACGTAATTTGGCGGCTAAATACTGGACACAACAACTTCTTTTACTCATAAATCATTAATCTGCAAATAATAATCGAACTCGCTTATCGGTTGATGACTTGCTGCGTGGTGACTTCTCATGATTTCTCCGCACATGCAATAGTCGCTGCTTAATTTTTTCAAGTTTTCGATGTGCTCATGCAGCAAGCTCCGCTGAGCAATAAGTTGCTCTATTTTATTTTCTAGTTCTCGCTGAGTTTCTATTCTATACATCATCTCTTTCGCAATTAAGTCAGGTCTATCAAATTTAACTCTATATAAAACCTCATCATACGAGACGAATTTGGCAAAATCACACATAAACTCTTTTTCAAATTGCAATTTATTCATATTCACACCCTTTAGATGCTAAGTGCACTTGCTTAAACTTTCCATACCAAGCCTCTATCTCGTAAGCTTTATCAGGAGATACTGGTGAGCTTGTGGCGTAAAAAAGAGCTCTTAGCAAATCAACATCAAGCTTCCTGTTGCGCTCCTTTAGTTTTTCAACCTGAGCCGCCAACGTATCGCGCTCGGCTTTCAGAATCTCCACCATGTCCGATAGAGCTTCAACTTTATCTTTTAGCGCCTCAACTCTCAGAGCTTCGATTTCTTGTGGTATCATAGCGTACGCTCCCGCTTCGCTGCCAAATCCAGCATGTGTCCAAGCCCCGCCGCGCCTTGCAGATAAGCAGCATTAGCGTTGTCTTTGATACTCCACTCACAACGATACGGATAACCAGCTGCGTCGCACAGCTCACCCACTACAACCTCAAGCTGGTCACTGTTTTGCGCGCGCAGGATTGATGCGCGGTATTGTTCTAGGTCTACTCTACTCATTCCTTCGCTCCTTTTGAATATGGACGGTCATCACCAGTCGCCAAAAAATGTTGCCAATCTCTTTCTTGCTGCTCACGCTCTTTGATTCGAGCGGATTCGATGACGCAGACGCCAAGCGCTACACCAAAACTAATAACAGCAATTACAAGTAAACTCAGCATGTCAAAAGCCCCCATAAAATCATTGTAAACATACAACCGAAACCGACTACAGCCCATGCAATCTCACTGATGCGGTTATTTCTGTCCATTATCCGACGCTCCATAGATTAACCCCTGCAAAAACGCTCTAGCGTTGATTAGCTTTGGCAGTACGTCACAGCTCTGCAAGTTGATAGTGATTGTTGAAACCTCTTTGTTGCCTTGGTAAATCGAAACCGACAGCGACCGCCAAGTGTTGCGATTTATGCGACATTCCATTACTTGCTCAAGACCGTTGACGTGCTTGCAATCGAAAACATAAGCCAAGCGGTTAAGCTCTGCAATGTGCTTTTGAATTGCTGCTGTCGCGTCTACTTCAGTCTCGATACGCGCACGGCGGCGCTGTTCTGGCGTCCAGTGTTTAAATCCGCCTAGTGATAGGCCGTGGAATTCAGCAACTTGTTTATTTGTTAGCATTTTCACTCTCCTTTGCCAGTAAGCGACTGGCTACGGTTGAAACTATAAGCCCATTTGTGAGCCTTGACAACTCCGACCAGTTAAAAAAATAAAGCCGCATTAAGCGGCTCTAAAACAAACATTCGCAAGGTTTTCTATCTTGCTCTGTTGATGTGTCTACCCCAGCGCGCCTCACGCCGCTCCAAAACTCGTTGGCTTGGATATGCTCTGTGGCTGGTATACCTAACCGTTTCATATCGGCAAACACTGGCTCAAGCTCTTCTAGCGTTGATTCTCGCAGGATTGAATACCCTATTTCGTCCTCAGCCCATTTCGCCTTCTCAAAAACGTCAGGGCGCTGGCAGTAGACAACGTACCAGTGTTGTTTTCCTGCCTTTAAACAACCGATGCAGTTGGCGTGCTTGAAGCTCTCATACTGCATTGGCGGCTCTATTCCGATTTCTTTGGTTGAGCTAATTACATGCTCATTCCATAAAGCCACTGGATAGTCGGTCTTGTATCCAAGCTGACCAAGGATTGATGAGCGGCGCTGTATGCGGTGAGGCTCTTCTTTATCAAAGCCGTAATAGATAACGCAATCTTTATCCGGGAAGTTATCTTTAAGATACCGCATGAAAGGCTCTGTTTTTAGCCTGCTTGTGCAAAGCTCAGTGCCAGAACCAACTTTAAACGCTGCCGCATCGACCACAACGTCGAACTGGTCAGGCAGTTGCTCAGCTGGCAATCCTTTGATGTTTGCAAATGTAATTGGAATCCCAAGATAATTTGCAACCTGAGTTTTAAACCGCTTAATGTCTGCCGATTCAACCCATCCATTGATATCATGATTTAGTAAAATCGTATTTTCTGCACCGTATTTTCTGGATACAGCAATCGCAACGCGGGCCGAACTATGACCGCCTGAGTAACAAACTATGTGCTTCATTTCTCTCTCCTAAAAACCAAAACCATACACCATTTTTGATCGCTATCACATCCGACCAGCATGCAAAATCGCTTCATCCACCAGCCTGACAACATACCGCTTTAACAAGCTGGATTCGCGCTCAGGTAGCTGGCAGATAAACGGATAGTTGTACCCTGGGCAGACTAGATAGCTAATTCGCCAAGGTGTCATGAGTTGTTTTCCTTCTTCAATGCGTTCATAAGGTCGTTTTGCGTCACTGCTTTGCTTGTTAGTGCGCTAACCACGCGCTCATCTATTGTGCTTGATGCAACAATGTGTATCACTCGAACGGGCTTTGTTTGCCCCTGGCGATATAGGCGGCAGTTAAATTGTTGGTAATATTCGAGCGACCAATTTAATCCAAACCAAACAATGACGCTTCCTCCATGTTGCAGGTTTAGACCGTGGCCAGCGCTTGCCGGGTGAGCCAACAGCATTTTAATTTTGCCAGCGTTCCACGACTTTATAGTGTCTGGGTTTTTATCCAGTACTGTCGCAAACGGGAAACGCTTTTGCAATCGTTCTAAGTCAGTCTGATAGTTATAAGCTATCAGCAGGTTTTCTGTCGGGTTATCTTCAACAAGCTCCGCAAGCGCTTCAAGTTTCTCGTTGTGGATCTCAACATAGTTTTTATGCTCGTCAACATACATCGCACCGTTAGCAAATTGCAGCAGTTTGTTTGCCAACACCGCAGCGCTTTGTGCTTCTATTTCATGACCTTTAAACTCAGCAAAAAGATTGTCTTTGAAATCTTCGTATTGCTTCAAGGCTTTCAAACCAATGTCAACGCTCAATGTCGATGGGATATAGTCAGGCATATCCAGATAATCCTCAACGCGCATAGATAGCGTATAGGGCGCGACAAGCGATTTTATTTTATCGTCAGCGCCTTCTCTTGGCGTAAACTTGTAACCCATGAAATCAGATTCAAAAAACATTTGTTTGTAAGCCGTCATTGTCTTGCCAAGAGCTGCCCCAAAATCAACCAAGTAGCATTGCGCCCACAAATCCATCAAGCCATTTGGCGAAGGCGTACCAGTCAAAAGAACCATGTGCGACGTTTGCGACAATATCCGTTTCAGGCTTTTGAAGCGTTGCGCCGATGCGCTTTTAAAGCTGCTCGCCTCATCAATCACAATGCAATCAAACGGCCAACGCTTCTGATAAAGCTCGCACATCCAAGCAACGTTCTCGCGATTGATGACGTATACGTCAGCGTCAGATTGTAAGCGTTGCAAGCGCTGCTTTTCCGAACCCGTACAAACAACAATCCGCAAGTCTTTTAAGTGCGCCCAGTTTTCGCCCTCTTGCTTCCAAACGCTATTGGCAACACGCAAAGGTGCAATGACTAAAACGCGATTTACAGAAAAGCTATCCAGCAAGTCAGTGATTGCCGTCAGCGTCGTTACAGATTTTCCAAGCCCCATGTCCAACCACAACTGACAGCGCTTCTTTTCCACAATAAATTGCGCAGCTCGGCGCTGGTATTGGTGCAAATTATCCCGTGAAAGCATTTGCACTCTCCAAGCTATCGATAACCAAAACAGAGCAGCCAAGCGCACGGCGGCGAGCGTGATCGCGTTGTTGTAATACACTCAGCTTTCCGCCAGTAGCTTTCAACTCAACAAACACAATCTTTCCCCCCGGCAAAGTAACAATCCGGTCAGGCACGCCGCGACGGGAAGGGCTTGTAAACTTCTCACACATTCCGCCAAGCGCTTTTACTCGCTCGACCAAGGCTTTTTCAATCAAAGATTCACGCATGACCGACCTCTTTTAATAATTCTTCCGCCATCTCGATATAACGCGCATAATCAACATCATCTGGCACAGCATCCGTTAAAGTCATCATAGGTCTTGCGCCATCAGACTTTGGAACTTTGTTGCTGTTCTTGGCGTATGCAATGCAAACATCTTTATCAATCGCGCGGCTGTAATAAAAACGTACAGCCTTTCCCAAATACTCGCCGCGCCAAACCGCACCGCCAGTAACGCGACGAACGGTTAAAAACTGCCTGACGTCTTGGCATTCCATAACGGTTTCTTTTAACGGTTTGCCCGTTGCCAAATATTGAGCCACAGCATCGAACGCAATATTGCAATCTGGATTTTTAGCTAAACCACCATCGGCAAAAACGCCTTTTCGTTTAATCTCGCCGTCCGTTTTGACAGCAACATAGTTGTTGACGTCGCGACTCGCTAAAACTCGATACTCGGCGCGTTCAAGCTCATAGCTAGTCGTCAACATCCAATCAAACGCGATGTTTTCCATCTCATTAATCTTGGCGATAGGACAGCGCAAAACTACGCCGTCCGTATTGGCGCTAACAACCGATACGCCAGCAAGCTCCATCGATTCAATGAGCATGAGCAAAGCAAGCTGCCCAGTAATGGTTGTTTGTATCATCAAATCTGGGGCGTACAAAGCCGACCATTTAGAACCTAACTTACCGAACGAACCATTGACACAAATCTTTAGCGTGTTGGCCGTTACTTTGTCGCCTTCTTTCTTCGCTTTTATGCGTCGGTCAACGATTGATTGATATACTTTTAAAAACGGTGCGCCCATCGATTTTGGGGCTAAGTTTTGCTGTAAAATAATGTTCGGGTAGTAGCTGGCAACGTCATAATCAAACAAGCGATATTCGGCGTCTGCCCGAACCAATCGCGTTTTCTCGCAGCTATGCAAGCCGCCAATCCCCAGGCTGTACTCCGTGTCGCCAATCTTGATTTGAGCCTTTGCAAGCTCATCTGGCATTTTTACAGAGCCATTGTCGGCCAAGCGGAAAGGGATGGTTGTTACCAGCTTAAAAATATCTTTAAGCTGTTGGGTTTTGAAGCTGATAATTTTTGGATCTAAGTAACGAAACACCGTCGAATCGTCAATGTCAGGCTTCCGGTACTCGCGACCTGTCATTTTGTGCAATTCCGACTTAATAACCGTTTCGGCAATTTGTGCGTCGGACTTGCTGCGCAAATCAACGCCGTACTGCTCGGACATTTGACGGCGCAAGTCAATTTGCTTTTCTAACGACTTATATAAAAGCCAAGTGGTTTCTAAGTCGTTGATGCAATAATCGCGAAGCTCTTTGCGCTGTTCGTCGGTAATCGTTGCGTCTGGTTCAATCGGCAAGTCTTGAACGGTTGGCGCGTGTAAACGTGCGCCGTAGATTTTCAAGCTGCTTTGCCCCGGCGCAACTTCAATGATATCGATGTGATCCCAATTCGCAGGAATACGAACATCGTATTTTCTGAATATCTGCCAGCTAGCAAGATTTGTTTTGATGATATCGTCACAAAACTTTTTAATGAGAACATTTGACCATCCAGATAGCGCACCAAAGATAACGCCAAGGTCAAAAGAATTACCGTTAAAGCTGATTGTCGTACAATTGGACATTAAAGAAGATATGGATTTGGTATCTAGCTCCTTACCATCGTACTTTTCAAAGTGCCAGATTTTACCAGTTGCAGGTTCAAACGCGGAAAGCAAAAAATAGTTTTTATAGACTTCTGTGTCTATCACGATTTGTTTTTTCATGGGAGTAGCCCGTAAAGTAAAAGCGCCCCGAAGGGCGCAGAAGGTAAATTGTATTAGTTAAACATCTCGTCGTCATCACCAAATGCGTCAAACGCATCCGCAGAAATACCACCATCGCCAAACGGCTCGCCATCGCGAACAAACTGCACGCCGTCAAGTTTAGCGTTTACACGTTTGCCGTATTGGTTGTTTTGCCCCCAAAGGCTAACAATGGCGTTGACGTAGCAGCCTGCGTAAACCACGTTATCATCTTCGGTGATTGGTGATTTTTCACGGTCAATAACTAACGGGCGTTTTTTAGTTGACGCCTTTATGGTCATTTTACCTTCGTACTCAGTACGACCCATATCGTCGCCGTCTTTCAGACAAACTTTGTCAGATGCAACTTTTGACTTGATATCGTCTTTTTGAATACGTGCGATTTCAGCTTCAATCTGGCTAATGACTTGCGCGTGTTCTTTTTTATCAAGAATAAAAGTCGCTTCATATTTACCAGTTGAAACGCCACCAAAAGCAGCTTGTTGGAACAAAGACGGGAAAGACAGACGGACGTTTTGCAATTTGATTTTAGACATTTTGTTTCTCACATTTTAAGTTTAAAGTTGAGTGTCATCGCTGACGGTTTTAAGCATAGCTTAACTGTTTAATCTACGCAAGCATCAAAATCAGAAATATTTGCACCGATTGGTGCGCGTTTATCTGACTCTGGCGCAAGCGTCGGCTTACCTTGTGGTTTTGTCACCAATGCGTCCAATAGCGCGGCCTGTTTCTTGCCAAGCAGTTTTTCGGCCTGTGCGACGCTAATAAACGACTTTTTATAAATCTCCGACTCGTCAAATCGTTCAGCCAGCGCCAGTTGTGCTTGCTGCTCGTCAATCCATTGGCGAACGCTGCGACCTTCAACCAGCTTATAACCAGCAAGTTGTTTGCCGTCTAAAATCTGCTCTGTTGCGTATTGTTCGACGGCGGATAACCAGCTTTCAATCAGCTTGCGACTATCTAAAGCCAGTTTTAGTTGTTGGTCTGTTAAGCGTTCGGCTTTTGGCAAGGTGTCGATTTGGACCACATCAAAAGACTGCATCAACGTTTTTTGTGTCAAATCATACAGCGCCGGGCAAGTCGCCTTTGCCTTGCACCATTGGCACTGTTTCTCGCCGGGTACGCGCTCAGCGTCATCTTTACAAGCCAGTTGTGCACGCGCTTTGATGTGTTCCGCAAACGACATTAAATCTGATACAGGTATTTCCCACTCGCTAATATGGTCTAAGCGCGGCTGAACAATGGCGATATTGACGCGCTCAACTTCAAGCAGAAAGCCCATATCGTTGATAGCGCCAAGCGCGTACAGTTGGGCTTGGTAATTGTTTTCAGCATCAACGCGAACGCCCTTGCCGTATTTCAAATCAATGATGCGAAGCAGTTTGTTTTTTGCATCAATTACAATGCAATCGGATGTACCAAAACCCTCTGGAACCCACGGCGAAAAATCAACGCGCTGCTCGTAGAAGTGTTCACCGCTAAAAGAACAAACGTAGTCAACATATTGCTGCACGTATTCGCACATCTCAGCGTCAACCTGCCGACCCTCAAACGTCATTCCGACGCAAGACGCAGCGACAACGCCGTTTGATAAACAATAATCTGCCAATGCGTGCGCCGTTGTACCTTCGGCGGCAAAGTCGCTGCCTTTATCGATGTGGTTTTCCTCGGCTTTGACACTACCTGGGCAACGCGCCCAACGGTCGGCACCAGATGCGCTCAAGCGCGCATGAGCAGCCATTATAGCTGCTCCAACTTAGACGCAAATTCCGCAAGCTGCGATTCTGACAAATCAGAAACCTTGGACGCCTTGTACGACAATAACAGCTCTTTGATTTTTGCTTTGTTAGACGGGTCTTTACGACTTAGCGACAAGCACAGCCCGGTAACATCGTCGGCGCTAACAGTTTTGACTGGCTCGGCTTTCGATTGCTCGACAATTTCAGCAGGTTGTTCAACCGTAGCGGCGCTTGGCGTATACATGGCCGTTGGCGGATTCGATACCAAAAACGTCATAATTTCGGTAAGTTTTGCGACCTGTGCGGTCAGAGCTTCAATTTTTGATTCTAGTGACATTTTAATTTCTCGCGTTTAGTTGATTGGGTTTGTAGTTTTAAGCTACACTTCAATTTTAAGCACAACTTAAACAGAGGTCAACCATGTTAGATGAATTGTTTTTACATTTTGGAAGTCAGTCAGAACTCGCTCGGCGTTTGAACATTAGCCCGGCAGCTATTACCCAGTGGCTTGTTGACGGTGTTCCACCTATGCGAGCGATTGAGATTGAGAAGATAACAGACGGCAAGTTCAAAGCCGTTGATTTGGTTGGAGCAACACAACATGCAAAATAAGGTCATTTTTCCATTGACGGACAAAAAGGCACCTGCTGTGCCTGAGAATACAGATTGGCGCGAATATCGCGGCGACGTTAAAACCAAGCTGGTCGGCGTGATGATACCCAAAGGCGTCATTGTGTTCGATTTGGACACATATAAAGGCGTGACAACCGAACAAGTTGACGCGGCTTTCGGCGTACAGCTTGATTGGCAATGCGCCGAATTGCAAAACACGCGAAGCGGCGGCACTCACTACGTTTTTCGCGTACCTGCCGAACTGGACTTAACCAACGGCACAAACGTCTGCGGCGTTAAGCACTTTGACACTCGCGCAAGTTTTAAAGGCTACATAGCCACGGGCGAAGGTTACGAAAACCTGACGTTTTGCGACTCTGTAGCCGATGCACTACACGACATTGAGATGTGGCCAGCGTTACCAGAACAAGCCGTTGCGATGCTCAACAGCACTGTTGTTGAAACAGAATCTTTTGATTTGCTACACGCTATCGCCGCGCAGCCTTTAGACATTGGATTCGATGAGGTTGTTTCGTTTGTTCGCAAGTTGACAGCCGAACAAGCAGAAAGCTCCGATACTTGGTTAAAGGTGATGATGGCCATCTATCATCAGACGCAAGGTAGCGAAGAAGGCTGGCAGTTGTTTGACGAGTTTAGCCAGTTGTCGCCTGGCAACTACGACAAAGCAAAAAACCGCAAGCGCTGGGAATCTTTGGCTAGAAGTAAGAAAAGCAACCCGGTAACGTTTGCAAGCGTCATTGATATGGTTGGCGGATATGCCGTTGTTGAGGCCGAACGTATATCTGGTGTGATGGCCAAGATTAAAGATGCGTCAACGAAAGAAGAAATCGAATGTGTGATTGCAGAAATCGCATCTTGCAAACTCACAGAAATCGATTCGACATTAGCCGTAAAGATGTTGATTAAACAGTTTAACGTTGTACTTGGTGAAAAGCTCAGTGAGTCGCAAGTAAAGCGCATGATCCGAATGAGCAAACCCAAGCAAAGCGCCGAATTTTACGACGACTATGTATTTTTAACGCAGGTCGCGGAATACATGGACAAGTCAACAAAAATCACGATGGGGCCAAGGGCTTTTGACGTCAAGCACAATCGCGACACGCCGACAGATTCGGAAGGAAACCCACAGAACGCGACAAGCTACGTCAACAATAAAATTGAGTGCGTACACTCTGGAATGTACGCCCCAATGTTTGACGAGTTTTTTACCTATGAAGGCGTTAAATATTTTAACACGTACAAGCCAAACACACTACGCAGAAAGCACTGGGAAGGCTCCAAAACTGTCGAAATGGTAAAGGGTCACATTGCACACCTTTTACCAGACGAATCAGAACAGCAGCTAATCATCAACTATCTGGCACACAACATCCAGTACCCTGGCAAGAAACTTCAATGGGCGGTTATCCTTCAAGGTGTGCAGGGTGACGGCAAGAGCTTTTTTGCCGAGATGATGGGTAAGCTGTTGGGGCAAAGTAACTGCCGAACCATTAGCGTCGAATCGTTAGACGAGAAGTTTACCGCATGGGCAGAAGGTAATTGCATGGTCTTTATCGAAGAATTGAAACTTGATAATTACCGCAAATACGAAACGCTGAACAAACTCAAACCGTACATTACCAACACGACTGTAAGCGTTCGCAAAATGCGCACAGATGCGTATGAGGCCGTAAACACAACCAACTATTTCGCGCTAACCAACTTTAAGGACGCATTGCCGATTGATGATAACGATAGACGCTATTGCGTGCTGTTCTCGCAATGGCAAAGCAAAGAATCGTTGAACGCTTGGAAGGCTAAGAATCCGAACTATTACCCGAAGCTGTATGAAGCGATGCGCAGCGGCGCTGGCGAGCTTTTGGATTGGTTGTCATCGCATACCATACCAAACGAGTTTTTAGAAATGACTGTTGCACCAGAAACGAGAGCCAAAGCGACTATGGTTGATATGGCCAAGTCGTCAGAATATCTGCTTGTTGAAGATGCCCTGGCGGAATTTGAGTGTGACGATATCAACGCCGAAGTTGTGAACGTTACCAAGCTCAATTACAAGATATCTGAAAGCGTGACGTTTGGATCTGAATACAAAGACTTCCCAAAAACTAGCCGACTGGCAAACATTTTGTTGCAGATGGGATATCACAACATCGGAAGGTACAAGGACGATGACAGGAAAAATCAGCTTATCTATTGCAAGGACGACAAGAAGAAGCCAATAGATTTTAAACCAGTGCCGTTTTAGACAGCGCCCCGAAAGGGGCGTTTTTCTTTCTGTCCCCAAGATGTTAGGGTTTTAACCAAACTCGGGGACAAACTAAGGGTCAATGTAAGTTATTGATTTTATTTGTATATTTAATATCTGACCCTAAGTCTCTAAGTATATTAAAGTTACTATATATAAGAGAATATAAATTAGAGATTTTACGTGTATATAAGAATTTTTAAAAAATAGCGGATAATAGGATTTTGAGAAAACTAAGGGTCAAAAGTCATTTTTTGGTCGTAAGTGTTTGGAATATAAATGTTTTTTCTGTCCCTGAGGCGTTTTAAAACTAGGGGTCAGTCCCTAAGTTAAGTGCGGGACAGATTTTAAGCTGACTGGTCGGACTTGTTAAAGCCCACAAACGAGCCTATAGTGTGAACATGAATTCAGCGCGGTGCTGATAGGAGAGTGGAAATGGCTAAAGTATATTCGTGCGCATGTTGTGGTTCTGATGTAACTGTTCCTTATTTTTTCAAAGGCGCAGCTTACGGCTACACCTGCATTAAGCGCGTTAATCCTTTAGCCAAGAAAGTTAAAGATAACGGTTTGTGGGTTAAGTTTGATTTAGTCGAAATGACGCAACCAGACGCAGACCGCGCGCGTTATATCCCAATCGTTACTGTAAACGGCGTTAAGTTTGCACTTGACGCAACATACAGCAGCGACCTTGTTGTTGTGCGTGGATTGGCTGTTGGGTCCAAGCTGTTCAAAATCGCAGAGCATGCAAACGGCGCAAAACCATTCTTTAAAGCGCCTGTGATTGTCACAGAGGATCAGGCAAACGGAAACCACAAAGTTACTGATGTTTTAATCAATGGAGAGAGTGTTTTATGAAACTACTATGCAAGCTGTTCGGCCACAGTGTGGAGACTACGCACACAAATCAGCACCAAATCGCAACAGGCGAGAAGTGCAGCCGCTGCGGATTGTCTCGCAAGCTGAATCGAATTGATGGCACAAACTGTGTTCAGTGGGTTTACTCGGATGGCCGTAAAAGCGTTGGCGTGCCAATAATGCGAGAGGATTCGATTGAGTTTGGAGATGTGTTATGAAAAACGGAGACATGCCAGCAAGCCCACTAACAACAAGCGCGGGCGCATTATGGCATTTGCGCGACGGTGGAGAGGATGAGACTTACATCGGACAAAAGCGCGAAAAGCTAAGCATCGGATTTACAAAGCGTGAAGATATTGCAAAGCATGTTTTAGCGGCGCTATGCACTAACAACTCTCTAGGGTGGATTGAGTCGCACGCTGTCGATATGGCCATATCAATAACCGACCAGCTTTTAGAGAAGCTGGATAAGTAACTGGTAGGAGCTGTTAAACGCAGCTCTTGCGATAGAATTAGATAAAACGAAGGAGAGTGAATATGACAATCAAAAACGGCGATTTGCCAGCAAGTCCAGTTTGCTACGATGCGAGAATGATGGCAGCGTACAGCAAAGGTGAAGCAATGGGATTATCAAAACGCGAATACTTTGCAGCTTTGGCGATGCAGGGGCTTTTATCCAATATGGAATGGACTTACGAGGCCTGCCCTAACGGAATTCCTGTGTCGGAATGGATAGCTAATCAGTCAAAGATTGCAGCCGACGCTCTGCTTGCAGAACTGGAGAATTCAAAATGAGCTGGCACACAACAACACTAGCACGCCACCAAGCGCAAGTAGACCGCGAAGCCAATATTGACTTTAAATTGGACGAGCTGCGCAACGAAGCAACGCTAACCGCCGA